TGGATGTATATCTGGAATGAATTATCTTTACCTATAGGTAAACGCTATGCATACGATAAAATGGTAGGCAAATATGGTGATGTATTAGCTGCAGCAACAACTGATACCACTCTATATATACCTCTTGAATTTTGGTTTTGTCGCAATGTTGGTCTTGCTCTTCCTTTAATTGCGCTACAATATCACGAAGTTAAAATTAAAATTGAATTTGAACAAAAAAATAAATGTATAGTTGGTGCAAATCGTTCTATTACCTTAAGTGACGCATCTAAAGTAATTGACATTAAGAATGTATCTTTATGGGTTGATTACATTTTCTTAGATACTGATGAACGTAGACGTTTTGCTCAATTATCTCACGAATATTTAATTGAACAACTTCAATTTACAGGTACAGAAAACTTAGTATCTGGAAGCAATCGCACAAAATTAAATTTTAATCATCCTTGTAAAGAATTAATATGGGTTTCTAAAATAACACCTGAAAATACTCGCGAATGGTATAATTACGCAACTACTGCAGGCGACGAAAAAATTGGAAATCCTTTCAAAGACGCGATATTACAATTAAACGGAAATGATCGTTTTGCTATACGCAATGGAGATTATTTCAATTTAGTACAACCATACCAACATCACACCAATATACCATCAAATGCTGGTATCAATGTATACTCTTTTGCATTAAAACCAGAAGATCATCAACCAAGTGGTACTCTTAATATGTCACGTATTGATACTGCTACATTGATGGTTAATGTAGATAGTACTCTAACTTATACTGGTCAAAATATATATGCTGTTAACTATAATGTTCTTCGCATATTATCTGGTATGGGTGGTCTTGCTTATTCTAATTAAAAATAGTTTAAACTTGTTTTTTTAATATATTATAAATTTGTATTTTTATTGTGTTATATTGTTCTTTTTTTTTTCTCCTATAATAGTATAAAGAATATAGCAATATGGGTGGTGGTCTTCTTCAATTAGTAGCTTATGGTGCTCAAGACGTTTACTTAACTGGTAATCCTCAAATTACATTTTTCAAAGTAGTATATCGTCGTCATACTAACTTTGCAATCGAATCTATTGAGCAAACTTTTAATGGAAATCCAGGATATGGAAATCGTGTTACTTGTCAAATATCTCGCAATGGAGATTTAATACATCGTATGTATTTAGTTGTACAACAAGGGTCAGGAGGGTCTAAAGCATGTGGTTATTTTGGTTTACGTTTAATAGATTATGTAGAATTAGAAATTGGTGGTCAAAAAATCGATAAACAATATTCTCATTGGATGTATATCTGGAATGAGTTATCTTTACCTGAAGGTAAAAAAAATGGTTACTATAAAATGATTAATAAAGATGGAGAAGAAGGTGATCGACAATTATATATACCTCTTGAATTTTGGTTTTGTCGCAATGTTGGTCTTGCTCTTCCATTAATTGCTCTTCAATATCATGAAGTTAAAGTAAATATATTATTTCAAACTGAAGCAAAATGTGCATTAGATGGCAGTATAGCACCTGAATTAGCATCTTCATCTTTATGGGTTGATTATATATTCCTTGATACCGATGAACGTAGACGTTTTGCACAATTATCTCATGAGTATTTAATTGAACAACTTCAATTTACAGGTACCGAATCGGTACAAGGTACAACAGCTAAGCCCAAATTATCATTCAACCATCCTTGTAAAGAATTATATTGGTTTGTTACTGCAGATAATTCTAGTCAAGCCGTAGTTAATACCAATTGGTTCAACTATACCAATAATCAAGCATCAAGTGCAGCGAATGCTTCAGCTGTAGAAACTGCATTAAAAGCCATTGAAACTGATATAAATCCAATTAAATCCGCCAAAATAGTATTAAATGGAAATGATCGTTTCACTGAAAGACCTGGATCTTATTTCAATTTAATACAACCATTCCAACATCACGAAAACACACCAACTAATAAAGGAATTAACGTGTATTCTTTTGCTCTCAAGCCAGAAGAACATCAACCAAGTGGAACTCTTAATATGTCTCGTATAGATACTGCAGCATTAAATTTAACATTAAATTTAACTGAATCTCAAGCAAGCTCTCTAAGCGTATACGCTGTAAACTATAACGTACTACGTATATTATCTGGTATGGGTGGTCTAGCTTACTCTAACTAAATTTACAATAGTAAAATATTATACGTTGTGTATAATATCATACTTTTTTTTCTCCTATAATAGTATAAAGAATATAGCATAAATGGGTGGTGGTCTTCTTCAATTAGTAGCTTATGGGGCACAAGATGTATATTTAACTGGTAATCCACAAATTACTTTTTTTAAAGTAGTATATCGTCGCCATACTAACTTCGCAATAGAAGCAATCCAACAAACTCCAACGGGGAGCAATACATTAGGCTCTCGTGCAAGCTTCCAAATAACTCGTAATGGTGACTTAATACATCGTGTATATTTCCACGCCACAATTAAAAATACCAACGCTTCATCAGGTGCAGCTAAAAGTGTTGCATTAGTCCCACATGTTGGTCAAAAATTACTCAAAACTGTAGAATTAGAAATAGGAGGGCAACGCATAGATAAACACTATTCGGAATGGTTATATATCTGGAATGAGTTATCTTTATCTTATGGTAAAAGAAATGGTTATTATACTATGATTGGTGCTAACAAAGAAAATCAATGTACTAAATTAGAAGGATCTAAAACTTACGAATTATATGTTCCATTAGAATTTTGGTTTTGCCGCAATGTAGGTTTAGCTCTACCATTAATTGCCCTCCAATATCACGAAGTTAAAATTAATATCGAATATGAAACCAGTGATAAACTTGTTGATACAAACTTAACTAACATTTGTCATAATGAATCCGTACAATCAAATGGTAATAGACAAATAAATTCATTTAATGTAGTGAATGCATCTATTACAGGCAGTCCTGCTGTCGAGTTCTCCACTTCAGCAGATATTGAACTAAATGATGCTAATTTATGGGTTGATTATATCTTCTTAGATACAGATGAACGTAGACGTTTTGCTCAATTATCTCATGAATATTTAATTGAACAACTTCAATTCACTGGTTCTGATACTATAACTAAAGGTGGAGTCGATGCAATGAAGAGTATTAGAATGAATTTCAATCATCCATGCAAAGAGCTTATATGGACTATAAGAAAAGATGCTGAATCTGAAGGTCAACCATTCTGGAATAATTTCAGTGATTGTGGTGGAGCAGATGCTTTTGTTCTTGGGGAGAGTATTGTTTCAGGTACTCCATCTGCCAACAATCATGATAAAAATAGCAATCCAGTTCTACAAGCTAAAATTATGCTTAATGGTAATGATCGTTTTGCTACTCGCAAAGGTGATTATTTCTCAACTGTACAACCTTTCCAACATCACGAAAATACACCTAATGAATACCATAAAGGTATTAATTTATATTCCTTTGCTCTCAAACCAGAAGAACATCAACCAAGTGGCACTCTCAACATGTCTCGCATAGATACTGCCGTATTATCATTATCTTCGAATACTGGAGGAACTATATTTATATTTGCTGTAAACTATAATGTACTACGAATATTATCTGGTATGGGTGGTCTCGCGTATTCCAACTAAATTATTTCTAAATTATTTTTCTTTGTTAATAGTATAAAAGATATAACAAAAATATAATGGGTGGTGGTCTTCTTCAATTAGTAGCTTACGGGGCACAAGATGTATACTTAACAGGTAATCCTCAAATTACATTTTTCAAAGTAGTATATCGTCGTCATACTAACTTCGCAATTGAAGCTATTCAACAAACACCATCTGGGAAAAACACACTTGGATCTCGCGTTACTTATCAAATAACACGCAATGGAGATTTAATACATCGTGTTTACTTTAGTGGCAAAATTACAAATAGTTTAGCACTTGGTACAGCTGGAACTGCTGAAAATAATGTAGCATTAGTACCAAATTTTGGTCAAAAATTATTAAAATCAGTAGAACTAGAAATCGGTGGTCAACGCATAGACAAACATTATTCCGAATGGTTATATATCTGGAATGAGTTATCTTTACCAATAGGCAAACGTTATGGTTATAATACTATGGTTGGTGCTAATGATTCTAATTTATCTACCAAATTAGGTGCTACTAAATCATACCAATTATATGTTCCTTTAGAATTTTGGTTTTGTCGCAATGTAGGTTTAGCTCTACCATTAATTGCCCTACAATATCACGAAGTTAAAATTAATATAGAATATGAATCGATGGAAAAATTATTTGATAAAAACGTCGCGAATATATGTGAAGATGAATTTAATAGAACTGATGGGGGGTGTACAAACGGTAATAAAAGTTCATTAAATACAGGCGATCCATATAAAACGGGGAATCCATCAGCTAATGCTACATTATTTTCAGCTAATCCTGAATTAACTTTAGATGAAGCTACTTTATGGGTTGATTATATATTCCTTGATACAGATGAACGTAGACGTTTTGCTCAATTATCTCATGAATATTTAATTGAACAACTTCAATTCACAGGTGCAGATAATATCAAAGGTAGCGATAATGCTGATAGTATGAAAAATGTCAGATTAACTTTCAATCATCCTTGCAAAGAACTTTTATGGACAGTTAAAAAATCAGATGATTCTGTTTTCTGGAATAATTATTCAACATCTGAATTAAGTATTGCTTCTATAGGTACTTCTAATTACTATAAAACTTCTATAAACCCAGTAAACCAAGCTAAACTTATGCTTAATGGTAATGATCGCTTTGCTACCCGTAAAGGAGATTATTTCTCTATTGTACAACCATATCAACATCACGAAAATACTCCCAATAAAACTCACCAAGGTATCAATGTATATTCTTTTGCTCTCAAACCAGAAGAACATCAACCAAGTGGAACTCTTAACATGTCAAGAATAGATACTGCTATTTTATCTGTTTCTTCTTTAGTTGATGGAAATTTAAATGTATATGCTGTCAACTACAACGTTCTTCGAATATTATCTGGTATGGGTGGCCTAGCATATTCCAATTAAAAAAATTTTATCAAACCTATCTGTTTTATTTTTATAAATATTTTATATTAAACCATTCAAGTATATTATGATCATATATATTTAAGTTATCTTCGATCAATATCATTATATCAAATAATTTTTTAGAAAGTAAATATGATAATTCTTGTATATAATTGTTTAACCCTATATTTCTTTCGGTATAGAAATAATCTATTTTTTTGTAAAGAATATCAATACATTTTTTATTTAATTTTTTAATATATATTTTTAATATTGTATTATATTGATTTATTTTATTTTCTTTGAATCTTAAAATTTCAGGTTTTAATATTTTAATTAAATAAGATTCAACCATATCGCAATTGTAGCAATTTATTTTATATTCGATCATTTCTTTGAAATTTGTATTATGTTTAACTAAAATATTACATTGTTTAGAAGATTCAGAAAGTTTTTTAAGTGTAGCGAAATCATTATTTATATAAGAAATGATGTTTTTGTTGAAATCTTGAAATAAAACGTTATTCATTGGTATTTAATAATATATATATTATTATCATTTTTTATATAAAAATTGAATATTATATTTGGCTTTTATTAAGTTATTAAAATGAAGTGTTTATATTGTAATAAGAAATTGAACACATTGGAAGGATTAACTAATAAATGCAAATGTGGAAATCATTATTGTAACAAACACTTATTTTATATTGATCATGAATGTACATTTGATTATATTTTTGATTATAAAGAAAAAGCCACCAGTAATATAGTTGATTTAACAAATAAAGTAATTAAAATTTGAGTACATAATCTTATGAAATCTCTTATAATTATTAAAGTCTATAAAATTATAAAAATATAAGATTATGTACTCGTTTTAATAAAAACTGATATATTTTTAAAAAATAAAATGGACTATATAATGAACGAACATGAACGCGCAAACCTTTTTCAAAAAGCAGGAGATATATTAATTCATAAATATAGTAACACATATTATAAAGATATTCCAGAAAAATATAAATTTTTATATAAAATTTATATTCCTTTGTCGTGTGGAAATAAAAGAAAAAATAATTAATTATTTATTGACAGGTTTCTTAATAGGTTTATTAACTGGTTTCTTTTCTTAACAGGTTTTTTTTCTACAGGTTTCTTTTCTACAGGTTTCTTAACAGGTTTCTTAACAGGTTTCTTTTCTACAGGTTTCTTAACAGGTTTCTTAACAGGTTTCTTAACAGGTTT